TCGACGGTTGTGATCGCGAACCGTACTGCGAGCGCGACGACCTTCAGGCTTGCCGCGAGGATCGATGGAGACGCGATCAGTAACCGCCACTACCTGGCCTATGATGTGCCCGTGGCCGCGAACGACAGTACAACGCTGACGTTGGGGATCGCACTCGAGGCGACCGATGTGATCTCGGTCCAGGCCGGCACAGCGAACGCCTTATCGATCAACGCTTTCGGTGCTGAAGTAACCGTCTAAGGGGGTAGCAACTAATGGCTGTTACTTCGATGCGCTCTAGTTCCATCGAGAACTACAACAAGTCCAACAAGATGGCGGGTGAGGTTCTCTACCCTGAGATGACGGGTGGCACTGAAGCGACCTTCACGGAAGGGAACTCAACCTACAAGTCGCACACGTTCACTTCTTCGACTACGGCTACGGTTTCACGGGCTGGTTATGTGGACTTGCTTGTGGTTGCTGGTGGCGCTGGCGGTGCTGAAGGTGGGACCACTTCGGAGATGGGTGGAGGCGGTGGTGCCGGTGGGGTTCTTTACCGTGAGAATGTTTATTTGCCAGCCGGTTCCTGGACTGTGACGATTGGTGCTGGTTCACCTGCCTCTCAATGGTCCGGTAACGCCAGCCAGGGTGACAACTCATTTTTTTATCTTGGGTCTAATCCTGAGTCGGGTTGGGGCGCGGTAGGCGGTGGGGGCGGAGGCAGGCTCAACTCACAGGGCGGTTTCGGTGCGTCCGGTGGTGGGTCAGGTAGTAGTCAACCAAACAATTCGGACTTCTTTGCCACGCAGGGTCATCAAGGCGGGGCTGGTATCGCGCCTGGAAACTCAGCCGGAGGTGGTGGAGGCGCAGGGGAAGACGGAACGGATGCCACCGGCGGAATTGGTCGCGGTGCGGGCGGTGACGGGCGGATCGTAAATATCATTCCTACTGCTACCGCAACAAGCCAATCTGTCGGTGAGGTTTCTGGGAACGATGTGTACTTCGGTGGCGGTGGCGGAGGCGGGGTGGCTACCACACCGGTTGCCGACGGCGGTCTAGGTGGAGGCGCAATCGGGGCGACAGGAAACCAGACCGCGCCATCAGGTGACCCAAACACCGGCGGTGGCGGTGGAGGCGCTGAGGGTTCGGGCGGAAGCCCTGGGGCGGGCGGTTCCGGTGTTGTGATTGTGAGGTATCGGACATCATGAGCCACTGGGCAGAAATCAAAAACGGTAAAGTCAAGCGCGTTCTTGTTGGGGACAGTGACGCACCTGACGATGGCGAATCGTTCTTCACCGAAGTTCTTGGCGGAACCTGGGTTCAATGTTCTTACAACACGCGGAACGGCGTCCATTACTCCGGTGAGCGTGACGAAAACGGTGAGGCAATCCCCAGTGATGACCAATCAAAAGCGCTTAGATACAACTATCCTGGCGCTGGTTGGAACTACGACGAAACGGCTGACGCCTTCTATCCGCCGGAACCTGATGAAGATGGCGATTGGGTATTAGACACAACCACTTATCAGTGGGTCAATCAAACGACTTAGGGTGATGGAACAAGCGCCGGTATCCGTTCTTGAACACTGACCGCAATCGGCGCGTGGCGCGGGTCACTTCCTGAGTGTTCCCCACAACGGTTTCCATAGTCCACGCTTCACGCTGAAACGGAATCACCTGGACAATCGGTGTACCGGCTGGGACAAGTCCTTCGAATTTTGGGTCAGACAACAAGAAGGGGAAATTGACAACCGGCAGATAGGTGTCTGTGTCTACGATACCGGCGAACGGAGTGAACGCTAACCCGTCACTGTTCAACGGTGGAACGAATAGGCAGGAATACCCGCGTGGCGTTTCGACACTCCAGGGGTTGAGCCATTTGGGGATTGGCGCGTGAACTTTGGCATGGGTGCTGGCTTGGTCCACAGAATGAAAATCCACACCTAGTCCATTTGCCCAGCGATAAAATGGTGTGGTTTCTGTCTGTTCCACCTTGATGTCCTCTGTGGTGACAATCGTGTAACCGGACATCACCGCGTCCAGCATGGGGATACAACGCTTCGCGGTCTGCTGGTCTTGTTTCTCATCGGAGTACGGGGCTAACCGCTTCAACCATTCCGGTATGTGAAACTTTGACGGGATGGGGTAGTAGTCCTCTGGGACCAAGCCGGTGGTGTCTGTGAACTTGATTGTAGGCATAGGGCTAACCTACTACACCGGTTGGGTAGAATGGAAGCATGTCTGAACGCACCTGTCCTTATTGCGAGAAGCGCCACGACTGTAACGGTATGTGTGGGGCGTCGTGTGGTGGGCACTTCTGCGACCAAGTGCAGGTGTGATCCGTGAAACTTTCCCAGCCCTGGCCACAGGGATACACAGTCAATAAAAACAGCCCCTTCGGTTGGAGGATCGATCCGATCACGGGCAAGAAAAAGTTCCATCACGGGATCGACGTAGCCCTCCCGATCGGGACACCCCTAACAGCGGGGGCAGACGGTGAGATCGTACACAAAGGATCCGGAGCGTCCGGCGGTTACACCTTGATCATCAAACACGCCCCGAAGCTTTACGTCGTCTACTACCACTTGGACAAACCGTCACACCTTCCGAAGGGCAGCCGCTGCACCCGAGGCCAAGTGGTCGCATCCAGCGGTAACACCGGACGAAGCACGGGCCCGCACCTCCACCTGGAGACACGCCGCAGCCGAACCTGGGGTGACACTTTCGATCCCATGACGGTGATCGGGGAACCGGAGATCGAGGAAAAGCCTGCACCGGCCCCGGAGATCACAGACGACCCCTCCGGTAAAATTGAAGAAACAAAGCCCGCCCTACCTGAACCGAGGCCGCCGATGAGTGCAAGACTGGCCCGGTTCTTTATGATCAGGAAAGCGCTCCGGTAATGACCGAAGAATCATCGACCCGCATCACCATGAAGGAACTGTATCTGCAGGTGCAAAAAATACAATCGATGTTGGAAAAATTGACGGCACAGCTTCCCTCGATTTCAGATCAGCTGGACGAGTTGGAAAAGGATGTGAACGTCCGTCTCACGGATCACGAAACACGGATCCGCAAAATGGAGATGACGATGTGGAAACTCTTCGGGGCGATCGGTCTGGCAGCGGCCGTCCTTCCCACGGTCATCTCATTGGTCCAGTGATCCGATACGCGATCGCAACGTACCTGAAAGGCCTGAAGTACATCATGAGCAAACCGAGCTGGAGGATCCGTCGGCGTTACATTTTCGCATCATTCGTGATCGGAGCATTCATGCTCATCGCCTCATCGCTTGCCGCATTGACCGGAGCGATCACAGACATCAGTGACCTGGTGACCGGTGGGGTAGCATTGATAACCCTGATCCTTACCAGCTACATCTTCGGAGCGGTCTGGGAGGACAAATCGAAATATTCGAAAGAGGAAAACCCTGATGGATAAGATCCGTAAATATCTCGACTACGCCGTCGAGCGCTGCACGAAAACAGTCGCACAGACCGCACTGGCCACGATCGGCACGACAGCCCTGGGCGTGATCGACGTCGACTGGGTGAGCGTTCTGAGCGTTTCAGCTTTGGCCGGGATCATGTCCCTGCTCACTTCGGTGCTTCAGTACGATCGGAAGCCCGCCGGTGAGTAGCCCGTTCGACAACATCGATCAGGTCGACGGATTCCAGGTCCCAGTAGATCCGATGGACCTGCTGCAGTGCGACTCATGCCAGTGAGCATGTTACACTTCGAGTAGGCAAGGCCAGTCATAGGCTAGGCAATTGCTCATGGTTCCTTTCCATGCAAAGACCCCCAGGGTATCCACCACGCCCTGGGGGTCTTCTCGTCAAGGGAGACGTTACAGATCAGGGAACAACGCCTCCCTGAAGTGAGTGAACATGTGCGGGGCGAAGTCCTCCGCGAGGACAGCGATGATCCGTGCCCGTTCCATGGCAGCCCCGTCGACATGAGCTTCGTGGATCGCGAACTCGTGATCGGAGCGCAGCATGGTTATGGTTTCCTCTTCGGGTTCTTTCTTGGCGGCCATCATGCCACCTCCCAGTCGGTTCCACAATTGCGGTGCTTGACCGCGGGGTGGGATTCGTCGTTTTCGAGCCATTCGTCACGGAGCCGCATGGCGGCCTCGCGATCCTCAGCCCACACTTCGTAGACATTCCATTCGGTGAAGTGGAACTTCTGTTCGTCATTCATTGGTGCTCCTTTCCAGCATTGCGATTGCTTGATCGTAGGCGGTTATTTTTCCTTCCAGGTAGTCCTCGTCCGATCGGTCGGCGATCGAGTAGAACCCCCCGTTGGCATATTTGGCGAAGATCTTCATGCGCTGTTGCTCGTCGATCGAGCGGGCTGCTTTGAGATCGGAGATCGCGTTCTTGAGATCAGGCGACATGGCGTTCCTTTCTTACTTGGGCCTTGGCCTCTTTCCACCATGCAATGTAGACATCTCCTGCGTGCTCGCATGGGTGGCCGAGGCGGTTACATTCCTCGTGATCCTTACGAGAGGCCGCGGGGTATCGGTTGACGTGCTCGAAGGCGAGAGCCCAAGCCCTCGTGGTGATCGACTGGTGGTACTCGCCCCACGCGAGACGAGTGAGTAACCGCATGGCTTCTTTCTTGGGGCTTGCCATTATGCGCTCGCCTTCACGATGCGCTTCGCCTCTTCATGAGCCGCGTCGTAGACCTCGCTGTAGGACTCGCCCGTGATCTCGCAACGCAGGCGCAGTGCTTCGTGCGCCGCGATGACCAACTTGTCTGATCCCCCGGACCAGAAGTCCACGAGGTCTGACATTGCCTCCAGCTCGAGATCCATGATCAGCTGGTCGATGTCGGTGGGTAGTTTCTTAGCCATTTCCTTTTCCTTTCCTTGGCTGGTTGATGTGTCTATATAACCATAGAAAAAAAGAAAATACAACCACAAAACGAAAAACCTGTGCTACTCTGATAAAAACAGCCCACCAGGGCGGAAAGGAAAACATGATAGAACCGATGAACAACCTGATCCCCATCAAAGAGGCAGCCGAGCGCTGCAACAAAAATGTGGACACCTTGAAAATCTGGGCAAGGCGAGGCAAGATTCGCGCCTACAAGCTAGCCGGCTCGCGCTGGTTTATTGACGCCGACTCGCTAGACAACCTCTACGAGCCCGTCGGAGAGGACAGCTAATCATGGGCTACTACTCAAACCAGGAAGTCGAGTCACAGGCAGACTTCGATCTGTGGACGTACGGCAGACGGCCTCTGCTGCCTACCCGACCGGACAGCTTGCCAACACGACGCTCACGCCGGGAGACCTACCGAAAGCCGAAGGCAACCTACACCTTCTCCGAGATGGAGCTGGCGGTCTTCTTTAGCGTCTTTGGGATCAGCGTGGTCGGCAACATCATCTGGGCATTGTTGGAGGCGATGGGATCATGAGAACGATCTGGATGCTTTCGATCATTGCCACGACCCTCGCGATCGTGACGGGCTGGTTCTTCCCGGCTCAACCCTTCAACGGTTTATCGATCGTCGCTGTGTTCCTTGTGTGGATCGCAGGCACGATTCTCCTAGCCAAAGGGGGTGAACAATGAGCGACATGGTGATCGGGATACACCCGAGAGATGTAGTGGTCACGCTTGAGGCCGACAGCTGGCAAGCTGATGGTAGAACCCTGCAGATGAGCCGCAAACGGGCAAGAGCCCTGGTGGACCACCTGCAGTCAGCACTTGACTGGGCTGACGAAAACCCCTTCGAAGGGGAGGACGGCTAACGTTCGGTGGGCAGGGTTCCGGCCCAGATCCCGAACCGCTGGTTCGACACGACCGCATACTCAAAACAAAACAAACGCACGGGGCAGTCATGACAGAGCGTTCGCGCTACTTGAATGGCTGCCTCGCGCGTTTCTTTGTGGGGGAAGTCCTCGGGGAAAAAGACTTCGGGCATCGCTTGGCAAGGGACGGATCCGGCCTCCTCAACCTTTTCGAGGAAACGCACATAGGCTGACTGCTCATGTCGGTGGTCCGTCATACGATAAGCATATGACCAACACAGGGGAATTAGGGTGGCACACTCCCGACACATTCAACGGGGCAGAGCTGATCGGAGTGTTCGAAACGGGCACGACAGATTGGCATGAGGCACGATCGCACGGCATCGGCGGATCCGAGATCGGTACGATCATGGGCCTCAACCCGTGGGAGTCGGCGTTCGCATTGTGGGCGAAGCGCACAGATCAGATACCAAACCCGCCGGTCGACAATTGGTCGGTCCGGTTCGGGAAAGCCTTCGAGGATCCGATCCTGGAGATGTGGCAGGCCGAGCACCCCGAGTACACCGTCTACAAGACCGGGACATATCGTCATACGAAACTCGAGTGGCTGCACGCGAACCCTGACGCGATCGCACAGCATGAGGATGGCCACTGGATCGTGGTGGAAGTCAAGACGGCCCGATCAGGTTGGAAGGAAACACCCCCGGCCTACGTCGCGCAGGTGCAACACTACATGCAGGTGCTGAACCTTGACCGATCAGTGATCGTTGCCGTTGCCGGTTGGACCTGGGAGGAAAGATGGGTGGACCGGGATGAGTGGCAGATTGAGACACAGACTCTGGCAGCGCAGAGATTCTGGGATCACTTGACGACGATCACGAAACCGGTCTGGGATGGGTCGAAGGCGACCTACGAGGCCGAGCGTCACCTGCACCCGTCGATCGACGACGATGAGATCGAGATCGGTGATCTTGGGCTTCAGCTTCTCGATGCACAGGAAACCTTCGATGAGGCAGAGCGAGACCTGCTGGCATTGAAGGCACAGGTTCTCGACGCCATGGGAACGGCGAAACACGCCATGGTGGGAGATAAGAGAGTCGCGGCACGGCAGGCACGGGGATCAGGTGTCCCCTGGCTTGTGGTGAAACGCGATCAGTGAAAGGAAAGGAAACAATGATAGAGCAAAAAACGGAGCACGAAACAATCACGCTCACAGTGAGCATTCCCGTCGAAACACTGGAACGCCTGGTTGGGATAGCCCGTCTCACAGATCAAAATGTGGCAGATGTTATCGAGATGATGACAGATTTCTATGGCAGAGAATACGTGAACTTCACCTGGGAGGTTGACCATGGGCGCGTTTGATTTGAGCAGCTACGAGACAGTCGAGGAAAGACATGCCCGTGCGATCGCACAGTACCCAGACCTCCGGTGCGTGCTGATCAATCACACGACCCCGCAGGATCGCGCAGCGGCCACCTGGGTCGTCGAGGCACGGGTCTACTTGAACGCCGGTGATCAGGCCGAGGATTTGCCGAAGGCCACAGAGTGGGCGTTCGAGGTCGACGGCCAAGGGATGGCAAACAAAACGAGCGCCCTCGAAAATGCAAACACGAGCGCTTTGGGCAGAGCCCTACGCTGGGCCCTGGCAGGATCAAAGGGGCCATCCAGATCAGAGATGGAAAAAGTCGAGCGTGATCAGAGCCCGAAAAGAGCCAAACGAGACTGGAGCGCGGAGGCCGATACACTGACAGATAAGGATGCGCTCCGCATGCTTTGGCAAGAGGCGAAGGCCGCCGGAGCGGATCAAAAAACACTCGAGAAAGTGAAGGCCCGTGCAGGAGTTATTGAAGATACAGCGGGCCAGCCTCCTGGAGCTGCTGGAAGCGTACGACGAAGCGGAGCGAAAAAATGAGCCCCTCCTTCGGTGGCAGATCGCGCTGCAAGAGCGGATGGAGACGATAGATGCAGCCGTCCGAGATCCTGAAAGAGTTATACGACCTCACAAAGACATCCAGTAAAGGGGTCGAGGCGCTCTACGAGGCCGAACAAAAACTAGCCGAGGCCGAGCACGCCCTGGACACGATCGAGTCGAAGGCTTTCCTGAACGCGGATGGCACGGTTGCTGACCGGCAAGCGCTCGCACGCCTTGAGGCTGCAGACACGAGGCTCGAGCGAGACCTGGCCAGAGCTTCGGTGAACCGGATCAAGACGAAGATGCGAACGATTGAGTCGGCGATCATGGCGCACGCGACGATGAGCAAACTGATGCAAGCCGAGATGAAATTGTGAGCAGGATCTTCGAGAGCACCGAGGAGTTCCTGGCGTGGCTGGACGACTTCGAGCACTTACCGGATGACGACAAGACACCCCCATCGGAGTAAACTGCGGCCATGGCCCTGGCAAAAAAAGTCCTCGCAGCCCTTCGAGACAGGGATGA